GTTTTTTAAAAAAAGCAGATGTAAATAAGTTTTACTTAGGTATGAACAACTTACCTAAGATTCCTAAAAGTACCGCTGATCGACTCTATGCAATAGAATCTCGATATGAGAATAGACCGGATTTATTAGCACATGAATTATATGGAACTGTAAAGTTGTGGTGGGTTTTTGCACTAAGAAATCCAGATGTAATTATTGACCCTTTGACAGATTTTACATCCGGTAAAAAAATTCATATCCCTCCAAGAGAAACTATTGATAGAGTATTGTAATGACAGATAAAAATCCTAAGCAATCTGAAGCAGAAAAAGAAGATAGATATCTTGGCAGAGTCCAAGGTAATATTCTAGATGCTTACCAAAATTCTACTTACACATTAAAACTTTATATGATCCCTGACCTTACGTCAGATGGAGGTGGTTATCTTAAAAAAGCAAAATCAGCCGAACCTCAAAATACAGTTATTGTTGCACAGACTAGTGTAACAGGTGTACAAATTGATGACTTATCAATTGACATTAAAAAAGGAGCCAGTGGTGCTTTTGCCACATCGGCACAGTTTACACTAATACAACCAGGAGCCGCAGATTTATTAGATCAAATACAGGCCGCTAAAAAACATTTAGGAATACAAGCAGGTGTTTTTGCACCTGTACCGTTATTTTTAGAAATAAATTTTAAGGGTTATAAAGAAGATCTAGATGATTTAGAAGGTGGTGGTGAAATAGAAACACAGATAGCAGGTCCATACATTTACGAATGTCATATTGCTACAGTAGATGTTTCTATCACAGATGCAGGAAGTACATATGACTTTTTTGTAACTATTGGTGACGACGAATCATGGACCGACAAGTATTATACATTACCTGCTGATACATCATTTACAGGTGATACCATTACAGAGTGTTTTGAGAGTCTAACAGAAGCAATTGAAAACTATACAAAGAATAATAAAAAAGAAGAACTTATCAGCGATGAAATTATTTTTGATTTAAGTCAACTAAAAGAAGTTTTAGGTGATGACAGTATAAAGTATAGTAATTACAAAGATGCCGAACAATTAAACAGATTGATGAATGCAGAATCATATGGTATAAAATCACGTGAAGAATTTGAAAAGATGTTAGAAGACTCACCAGAAAGTTTAGATGGCGGCATAGAAGCCACTGGAGGTTTTTGGAGAAGAGATAGAATACAAGTACCAGAAGGAACAAACTTCCACAGAATATTATCAACTATGCTAGTAATGAATGAAGCATTCTTAGATAAGTCATCAAGAAAAAAAGGTGGGTTAGATAATCCTATCATTGACGAGCATGGATTAGATTTAAATCAAACATTTACATATTGGTATAAAATGACTGCTGATATGGAATATATAGAAAACGGCTATGACGCAAGACGTAATGCTTATGCTCGAAGAGTTACATACAAGCCTATAATATATAAGACAGCAGACCAAGACAACAATTTATCGCAAAGCGAATTTAAACTGTCTAAAGAAAACGTTACAAAACGTGTAAACGAATTACTAATTAAAAAAGCATATCATTATTTGTATACTGGACTAAATGATCAAATCCTAAGTGCAGACATATCTTACAAAGCAGGTCAAGTATTATTGGCCGCACCAGGTGGAGGTTATCTAGGTGATGCTTCATCAAGTCCAAATGCACCTGGCAGTCCTTCAACAGATGGTGACAATGAAGGAAAAGAAAGATCAGCAAAAACAGATGCGGCTGTAGAAGATCCTACACAAATTGCTAAAAAATTAAAAGACGATGATCAATATTTTGATAAAATTGCTGACAGATTAAATCTAACAGATGATGAAAGAAAGAAACTAAGAAAAGACAAAGAACAAAGAAATAGATTAGCTCAAACTATAAACTATTTGCAAAGTGGTGGACAGAACCCTACAGACTATTATCAAACAGCGGCTTCTGATAACAATAAAGATACTACACCCACAAATGATTTTGATGGAACATATAAACCAGAGCCAAGTGGATTTATTTATAGTGCTGAACTAATGCACGATGCAGGTGGTAGCCCAACTGTTATTGGCGAACTAACAGATCAACAAGTTACTAACTCACTAGCAAATGCTCTCAAAGGTGAAGAAGCAGATGTAGGTCCTTTACCTGGTATGGTGTATGACCACAATGTTATTGTAAACAATTCAAACACTAGTGATGGTGGTGCTAAAGGCACATTATTTGGGTATATGTATCAAAACGTAAACGACGCAAGTATATTAGTAGACCTCGGTTTAAAAGTAAGAGGAGATCCTTGGTACTTAGGACCACCGGAAATAGAACCAAAAGCACCTAAACAAGTTAAGAAGGCAAATGAGGAAGAAGAAGATTCCACAGATCAGTACATAGTATACAATAGAAGTGATAACTACTTTTTATTCACAATGCAAACACCACGTGTTAGAGACCCTAACGTCGATGATGAAGATGAAAATAGCGGTTACATGAGTCAGCAAGGCACAGCATTCTTTTTAAGTGGTGTGTACCAAATATTTGGTATAACCGCAAACTTTAGTGGTGGCATGTTTGAAATAGAAACTAATGCTAAAAAACAAACGGCATTGAGTTTAGCAAAACTTGATATGACACAGAATTCATATGACGGAGCAGATGACTAATGGCTTATAAGGCAGATAGATTTAGAGTAACTAATAAAGGACTTAGAGACAAGTTGCGTGGACATGCTGACTTGGACTTTGGTGTGTATATTGGTGAAATTATTGTAAGACCAAAAGATGCTACACATAGTGGTAGGCTTACAGTTTATATTCCAATGTTAAGTAAAGACAGAGATGATCCTAACGGGTACTACAATGCATATTGGAGTAGTCCATTTGCTGGTAGCACACACTCAGCAAAAATAGGACAAGATGAACAAGTATATGGTTTCCATGATACACAAAAAACATATGGTATGTGGATGGTACCACCTGATCCAGGTAACTTTGTATTAGTATGTTTTGCTGATGGTAAAAGAAAATTTCCAGTTGTAATAAGTTGCTTATATCCTGATCAACTACAACACATGGTTCCGGGTAATGCGGCCGGTCCTGCATACGGTACTAACTTAAAAGTTCCAGTTGCAGAAAAAAACAGAAATGAAGAATCTGTTAGTCACAGCATAAATGCAAGAAGACCTATAAACCCTTATGTAACAAAAGCAATTTTAGAACAGGGTTTAATAAATGATGCAGTTAGAGGAATCAGTGTATCTTCTGCAAGGCGTGAATCACCAAGTCAAGTATTTGGAATACTTACACCTGGCCCAGAAGTAGCAAATAAAAGAAGTAGTAAAAAAGATAATACTCACAGAGAACCAGGACATAGCATTGTTCTAGATGATGGTGACATTGAAGGCGACAGCAAGAATGTTAGAATTAGAACTGGAGGCGGACACCAAATATTACTCGATGATACATCTGGTGACATTTATATTATAAACAAAAAAGGAACTGCATGGATAGAAATGTCAGATGCAGGAGATATAAATGTATATGCTGAAAGAGATTTTAATATGAGAGCAAAAGGCAATGTAAATATTAGGTCTGATAAAAATTTAAATCTAGAAGCAAATTCTTCAATATATGTACAAGCCGGAGAATATGAAACTGCAGACCAAGTTATAGATGTTGATGGTAATCCAAAAGGAAACTTTAGCCTCAACATAAGTAATCAAACAAACTGGTTAAACAAAAAAGACTTTGTGTTACAAACAGATAGCACTGGTGCAATTCATCTTACATCTCAAACAAAAATACATCAATCTGCAATCGGCGACATTGATGTAGCATCAGACGGTAAACTTAAAGTTTTCGGTGCTAGTGGAGTTGATATTAAATCTGGGTCAACTATAACATCACAAGCAAGTGGTAGAAATAATGTACTTGGTTCTAGTGTACACTTAAATGATGGTGGTAGTGCCCAGCAGGCAGAAAAAGGTAAAGTTGCAACACCACATCCTATAAATCAATTCCAAGATCAACCAATTGAAAAACCTACTTGGGAATATCCAGAAAATCCAGACGATATAGACCAGAATACTGATCCAATGCCTACACAAGGTAAAAGGGATGGTGTTAAAGCCACAATAAAAAGTTTACTGAGTCTTATTACTACTAGAGAACCTTGGGAGTATCGTCCTAAGAACGATGACTAAGCAATTAGTGTAGTGTTCTTCTCTGCCAATCTCTTATAAGCATTATATTTTTGCTCTTCGAGATCTTTGATATTACGTTGCAATAGTGTAACAAGTGTTTCAAGTTCAACAATTTGTTTCTTTTGCTCACACACAATTATTCTAAGTTCTTCTTCTAGTGTATTATTTAATGTTACGTTTTGATTACTCATTGAAAATCTTTTCTTTTAAGATGCCTACTACATCGTAACTTAGTAAAACTTCGGTATGACTTAACGCAAATTTTATGTCAGTTACATTATTAAAATTGTCAGGATATGATTCTTGTGTTAGAACCGTTAGTAAACCATCGTTTCTTTCTTGACCAAATCCTGCTAATACATTACCACCTCCAGATGAACCTGTGGTAATAATATTAGTTATCTCAAAATTATTGTTTAAGTTAGATAATGACTGAATTATGTCACTATCTGGTCTTGTGTTTTGAAACAGTTTACTTTGCCTGAAAACTAAGTTTAACCACTTAGCAGTTCTACTACCTTTCCAAGGAGCACTTAGAGAAATAAAGTTTTCTACCTTTGAATCAATGCGATTAGCAAGATACATACCTAGTAGACAACCATAACTGTGACATACAAGGTGTACTTGCTTACCGTCTAAGTTGTCTACATAGTAATTGTGGAATCTATCTACAATGTCATCAAAATCTTCATGAACGTCGTACTCTAAACAATGAGAATTATGTTCAGGTAGAAATAAATTATAGTATTCATAACTTAGAGCAGACTGCCCAGTGCCATGTAAAAAAATTATATTTCTAGTTTCTAAAGGCATTCTTGATAAGCATCTCCATGTCTTTAAACTCTTTTGGTATCTTATCCTTTTGCCCAACTAAGTTGACCATCTCGAATAGAACATACTTTTTAGTGAAGGAATCATATAATCCTACAGACTCAAAGCGATTCTTTTTCTTAGATACCATTTTATGAAAACGGTTACCATAACCCAGTGACTGATCCGAGTTTGCTAACTTTCTGTTGGCTTTCTCGGCATTTTTGCAAATATTGTCAAAATATTCTATAACGTTACGCATTTTTTTCCTATAATGTGTAAAATATGAATTAAATGTGATTTTCATCACACGCCATATAATATATATTAAAGTACTTACAAAGTCAACCGTTTTTTTGGTTTATTTAAAACGTGTTTTAAAGGTTCTTGATAAATATTGATATGGCAAACATATATCGAGGCTTTAGTACAATAGGAAAAATTAGACCCCCGTATACACTAACGGACGGTGAACTAATTAAGACCGACTTACTCAATGAGCTCAAGGCAAAGAAAGGCGAGCGAGTAATGAGACCTTCTTTTGGTACTAGGATTGAAGACATGCTTATGAACCCACTGGACAAATTTCTTGTCCAAGAAGTAGAAGATGAGGTTCGTAGAGTAGTAGAGAAAGATTCTAGAGTAGAACTACAAGACATATTCACCGAAGCACTTGATCATACTGTTAAAATTGTAGTGAATCTTAAAATATTACCTTTTCTAGATGAAGAAGTACTATATTTAGATTTTGCAAGAAATAATACAGAGACTTAAAGATGGCGATAAACAGCAGACAAAATAATCTATTCGCGGCTGAAGATTGGGAAGTAGCCTACCAGGCATACAGTCAAGTAGACTTTCAAGCATATGACTTTGATACTATTCGTACAGCAATGGTTGAATATATCAGAACTAACTTTCCAGAAAACTTTAACGACTATATAGAAAGTTCAGAATTTATAGCAATTATAGAATTGCTGGCATATCTTGCTCAAAGTATTGCATTTAGAATGGATGTCAATACCAGAGAAAACTTTTTAGAAACTGCTGAAAGAAGAGACTCAGTATTTAAACTTGCTAGGCAATTAGGTTATAACCCTAAAAGAAATATTGCGGCAAGTGGCTTAGCAAAAATAGTTAGTGTTGCAACATCAGAACCTTTAACTGATAGTTCAGGTACTCCTCTAAACAATAGAACAGTAAGTTGGAATGATGCCAACAACCCAGACAGTTACGAACAATTTATTACTATATTAAATAGTGCATTCGGTAACGTCAACAGATTTAGTAAGCCTGTTAAGTCAGGCACAGTTGGAGGCATTGCTACTGACAAGTACGATGTTAAAACTCCTGCAAATGCTCCTTTAACATTTAACTACAAAAGAGATATAAATGGTATTAGTAGAGCATTCGACTTTGTAAATGTAGAATTCGACGATGCAGGTTTCTTTTATGAAAAGCATCCAGATCCACAAAATGATTTTTCTATAGTACACAGAAATGATGGATTGGGATTATCCAGTAACAACACTGGTTTCTTTATGATGTTCAAACAAGGAACATTAGCCAGCCAAGAATTTAACTTTGCACAACCAGTAGAAAATAGACA